TCTAACCACCTAGACAACTTAGGAAGTCCCCCTATGGCTTTACAAGAAAAAGACGTACTGGATGTTGCTGCAGCATCAACTGGCGTTCTATCCCTAGCAGCATGGCTGCCACCCACAGCTTCGCTGTTCACGATTATATGGCTAGGCATAAGAATATTTGAAACTAAAACCTGTCAATACTTAATAACTAAAACGAGAGCAAACATACATGAATATCGAAAGAATAAAAGAGACTCTGATTAAGCACGAAGGCCTGGTCCTGGATATGTACAAATGTACAGCAGGAGTCTGGACTATTGGTGTAGGGCATAACCTGGAAGAGAAGGGTGTGTCTAAGCGAGTAGCAACGATGATGCTTGAAGAAGATATCAACGATGCCCTGGATGACCTAGAGAGAAACATCACGTTCTTTCACTCGTTACCAGGAGCTGCTCAAGAGGCTCTGGTTAACCTAGCGTTCAACCTAGGCATCACCAGGCTAATGCAGTTTAGGAAGACTCTAGGTCTCTTAAGAGAGCACAAGTTTACTAAGGCTGCCAATGAGCTATTAGATTCACGCTATGCCACTCAGGTTGGCTATAGAGCATTAGAGGTCGCTGAGATGATAAGGAGTTGTGACGATGTTGACTAATTTAATTGGACCAGTGACTGGACTGCTAGACAAGTTCATTGAAGACAAAGACCTAAAGTCAAAACTAGCTCATGACATATCAACAATGGCTCAGAAACACGCTCAGGAGATTTCCCTGGCACAGATATCTGTCAATAAAGAAGAAGCTAAAGGTAACTGGTTTCAATCGTCTTGGAGACCTGCGACTGCCTGGGTGTGTGTCTTAGGATTCATGGTGAACTTCCTTATATCACCTCTAGCTGCACCCTTTGGTATTACCGTACCACAAGCAGACACTTCTACCATGCTCCCAGTGCTCATGGGAATGCTTGGACTAGGTGGCCTTAGAACAATGGAACGTGTCAAAGGTGTTGGTAAAAGTAAGTAAAAACAGTTTTGTCCACCCTTAGAGAGACAAACTAGAAAAATAACAATAAGGAGTGTCTATGTCTGGCAAAGGTTCATCCCCACGACCCATCCCAAACAGAAAACAATATGAAGATAACTATGATGCAATCTTTGGTACTAAAGAACAAAAACCAGAGTACAAGAAGTGTGAAAAGTGTGGTCAGTACTGGGAGACAGATACCCCAGGAAACAACCATAACTGTCCCTGTCCAGAAGATGCATTACAGTAGCAGTTTCCTCAGAAATCGTGACCTATACCCCCTATGTGGTCACGTTAGTCAAGCCTAATTTAGGCTGCATCGGTTGTCGTAAAAGGCAATCGGTGTTTTTTTGTTAGTTTTGTCCACCCTTATCAGTCACTTGATTATACGCCACCTAAGAGATACACTCAGAGTTCAGTCGGTTGACTGATTCGGGGTGGCTCCCTACAGCAGTACAGACAACAGCCCCTTAGTCCCACTACGGTGGACCGAACAAAGGTAAAGAGCCCTAGGCCAGGATGGCCACGAAGGCACTACTCTAGAATCATATCGATTGATAATCTATCGTAGTTTCTAAGGGTTTTTTAATGGTGGGCCCAGTAGGACTTGAACCTACGACCAATCGATTATGAGTCGACTGCTCTAACCAGCTGAGCTATGGGCCCTACTACTGAAAAACCTAAAAAAACTTAGAGACGGCAATTGATTTTATGCTTTAGAAACCACGATTGAAACAACTATTGAAACTATTGTTTCTCACCAGGCTCCTTCGGGAGCTTTTTTTATTCCTGGAGGAAATCATGAAAGCACAAGACTATTTGCAACAACTCGACTATGTCGAATCAGTACCTGTTAAGAACCACTTCCAAATCAATGCTGTCTTAACAGACGGTGAAAAAGTAGTAATTAAAAAGAAATCAAAGAAACAACCTAGTGCGGTTCAGCTGTATAACTACCCCGTCAACGGTAATGCTTATGCACAACCTGGTCAATACTTTGCTTTTGCTAAGAGCATAGACAGTTGGTACAAGGACAGGCATTTAAAGACTTATTTAGTCAAACAAAACTCTTAATTAACAGGCTCCTTCGGGAGCTTTTTTTATGCCTGTAAGAAACCTAAACAAGGGAACAAACAGTTTTGTCCACCCTTAGAGAATCAAACAGGCAACAACGTACTGAGGGCTATAACAATGGAAACATTAAATAAATTCTTAGCGAAAAATGCACACCGTCTTTGGAAAGACAAATACTTAAACGATTGTATCTTCATGGTGCAAAGGTTAAGTAACTTTGAGGACAACGAGACTAAGTCTCTAGATGAATTTAAGGCTGCTGACATCTATGCCTTTATGGACTATTTGTCTAAACAAGGTCTCAAGGATACAACCATTAACAGATACTTAGCTTGCTTCAGTGTTGTCTTTAGCATGGCAGTAGAACAAGAGCTAATGACCCAAGCACCGAAGGTTCGATGGAAGAAGTCACGTAACAGTAGACCTAGGTTCTTTAGTGATACTGAAGTCAAAGACCTCACAGAGTTCTTAGCAGACTCTGACCACCCTTGGATGGCTGACTTTGTGACCCTGGGGGTGAACACTGGAATGCGGTTAGGTGAGATTGTCGGTATCAACAACGAAGATACCAAGAAGACATCAGGAACGCTTTCTGACTGCGGTCAGTTCATCACACTACATAACACCAAGAACGGTGACGAAAGGCTTGTACCGCTTAATATAAAGGCACAACAGGCACTAGCTAACCTGGACAACTGTCCATCAAAGTTTTACTCACATAGAAAGTTTTACAACACCTGGAATGAAGCAAGGGATGCACTAGCAAGGGGCGATGAGCATTTTGTCTTTCACGTACTGCGCCATACTTGTGCAACCAGGTTAGCTATGGAGTTCAATGTTGATGCAATCACACTAGGTAAAATCTTAGGACATAAATCTCAAGCGACTACTGCTAAATATGTCCACGCACAACCTAGTTCACTCCAGAACATCATGTCTAAACTTGAAGCAACCAGGGAGGCATCATGAGTACTACAGTCTTCCCAAGCAGCTGCAAAATGAACGACTGGCAATACTTTGTCGAGCTCATGTACCAACGTGAGCTTGATGCCAGAAAGTTCTATGAAATACCTCCGATACAAAAACAAACCTTTTATGAAACTAACCTAGAAAACCTCATGACACACTTTGATGACTGTCTTGAAGAAGGAGAAATACTATGAGTACCGAATGGAAAAAACACCTCAGCCTGGTTCAATGCACAACCCCAGAATACCTGTGCGACCAGTACGACAATGAGCGTATTAGACGGTGGGTTGATAAAGCCACAGAGAAGCTATCTAAGGCCATCAACGAAGACTTAAAGGATGTCCATCACGTTAAGCATATGAATGGCGAGAGAGAGCTTCTAAGCGATTGTATCGATGATGGTCTCAGGTTGATTAAAGATGCAACACACCTGTTAGAGACATTGCAGAAAGAACTGGCAAGGTAATTGCTATTTACATATGATTAGGGCCACTACGGTGGCCTTTGTTGTTATAAGAATAAGATAATCTAAGGTGATAACTAATCGCATTTAGTTTTGTCCACCCTTAGAGAATCAACATGGGAGACATTAGCATGGAGCAGATTGCATCTGATTTGCTCAAGGAAGAGATTGCACGTGAACAGGAGATGTTCAGAGAAGGACGTGAAAGATACTTAAGTAGGCTTGAGAATAACAATAAGCCTTCCACACAAAACAACCCACATAAGTTAATAACTGATGCATTACCCAATGTGTCAGAGGCCATTAGAAACACTATAGAATCAGAAGACAGGAAGGGCGATGGTCGAAAGTATTCTTGGTATAAAGACATCAAGTCTGTAGACACTGACTTACTAGCGTACCTAGGTCTTAACTCATGCATGGATGCAGTGGCTGCAGGTTCGTCTTTAACCTCAGCAATAACCAAGGTTGGTCAGAGGATAGAGCTAGAGTCCTGGGCAGCAGGTCTTAAGGAACATGATGTTAATTTATCAAGAAGGATTGAATCTAAGGTCACTAAGGACCACTCTAGTGACCGCTATAGAATCAAAGCTGCACGTATCATTGCCTCCAAAGCAGGATACGAACGAACCAAGTGGACTGAAGAGCGAAGAGTTAAAGTAGCTACTCCAGTTATCAATGCGATACTTGAGTTCAGTGGTGTCTTTGACATCTGGGAACAAAAGAAACCTAAGAACACAATCAGAAGAATAGGTCTTACAGAAGAAGCATCCAAACGTCTTGCAGATATGGACTTTGACTCTTCCTGGCAAGAACCTATGTTAGCCCCAATGATTATCGAGCCTAAGCCTTGGACTAGTTTTGACTCTGGCTGTTATTACGATGATGTTACCGCTGCCCAGGTTCCTCTGGTTAGAGGTGCAACGCACTCCCAACGTAAAGCAGTACAGCACCAGTTTAAAGACAATGGTGAGGTCCCAGATTATGTTGAGGCTATTAATGCAATCCAAAGTACACCTCTAGTAATAAACCACTACGTTCTCGATGCCGTTAACTGGGCATGGGATGAAGCGAAGGTCTTCAGTAAGTTTCCACGTAAGGAAAAGATTGAGCACTTAAAGAGACCAGGCGAGTGGGAGTCTTTGTCTACCTATGACAAGAAAGGATGGACTTTAAAAGCTAGAGAAGTAAGAACTAAGAACCGTGAAATCGATGGTGCTAGGGCTTTAATGCTGCAAGACCTTTCAACAGCAAATGAGTTAGCCAACTTTGAACAATTCTGGTTGCCTTGGAACTTTGATTTCAGAGGACGTGTCTATCCAGTGCCACACTTTAGTTACCATAGAGATGACCACGTCAAAGCTATGTTCAACATGAAGAACACTAAGAAGATGGATGACAGTGCAGCCTTTTGGTTAGCCGTCCACATTGCTAATGTCGGAGACTTCGACAAGATTAGTAAGCAGTCATTAGATGCTAGGGCTGCCTGGGTAGAAGATAACAAGGACAAGATTTACGATGTTGGTAGGGATGCCAAAGCTACTTTTGACTACTGGTCTACCGCTGATAAACCCTTTCAGTTCCTGGCTGCCTGTCATGAGTTTGCTAACTACATGGACTACGGCAATGAGTATGAATCCGCCTTAGCACCATGCCTGGACGGAACCAACTCAGGTGTTCAACATTATGCTGCAGCATCACTCAATGAAGGCGATGGCCACCTGGTCAATCTAGTGCCTTCTGAGAAGCCTCAAGACGTTTACAATGCGGTTGCTCAAGCTACTAACGATAAGCTCTTAGAGGACGATTCTGAGCTCTCTAGGCTATGGTTAAAGCTAGGTGTAACCCGCTCTACTGTAAAGCGTAATACGATGACCTACGGCTACTCTAGTGCCAAGTTTGGTTTTGCCGAACAGCTGTATGAAGACACTATGAGACCCCTAGCTGACAAGGTCATGAGAGGTGAGCTAAAAGAGCATCCATTTGGTGATAAAGCAGAGCAGCAACTTGCAGCTAGACACCTGGCAGGTATGAACTATGAGTCTGTCCAAGAAGTCATAAGTAGTGCAGCAGCAGGTATGTCTTTTTTCCAAAGTGTTGCAGGAGCCTTGGCTCACGAAGGTAAACCATTCAGATTTGTAACCCCTGTTGGTTTTCCAGTGATACAGAAGTACACCTACTGGGATGTTAAGAAGGTCAAGATATACCTTCACGATAGAGAAGCAGGTGTTTTAAAGAGAACACAGATATCCGTGAGAGAGAAAGCTAACAAGCGGATAGACAAGAAGAAAGCTAAAGCAGCTGTGTCTCCCAACATTATCCATTCTATGGATTCAGCACATTTGTTATTAACGGTTCTAACTGCTAAACAAAATGGCGTGAATGATTTCTTTTTGATTCATGATTCATTTGGGACCACCCCCACAGATACCGATGTAATGTACGAAGCTGTCAGAGCATCATTTGTCGAAATCTACAAAGACTACTGTCTGTATGAAGATGTCTTGAAACAAGCAAAGCAGCAACTAACCTATGAAGGCTGTAACAAGCTAGACATAGAGATTCCACCTAAAGGTAATTTAGATTTAGACCAGGTCCTGGAATCAGAATACTGCTTTAGCTAGTCAACAAAATCTCAATGCCAATCGAGGGTAGGCGTTTTGTCCACCCTTAGAGAAGCATCCGAGGTAAAACTATGCATCCACGAGAACGTGTCTTAGGACTTGCTGAACTGTTACGTCAGCGAGGTGAGCCTTATACACAAAAATTAATCAATGAAGCACTAAGGCTAGGTGTAGACCTACCAACGTGCAAAACCCCACAAAACTACGAAACAACTAAAACTAAGGAGACTGAGCATGGCTCAAGCAAAGATTAAATTCACAACAAAAGAAGGTAGAGCACAATATCCCTGGTTGAATGAACCAGATACTGCTTTTGGTGGTGAACCTAAGTACAAGACAAACTTGATAGTAGAAGATGCTGCAGAGCTGATTGCACAAATTGAAGACTTAGCCAGTGAAGAATTTGGTACTAAATGGAAGAAAGCAAGAATGCCATTTAAGACTGATGAAGATACTGGTGAGACTGTATTCAATGCAAAGTCTAAATATGCTCCGCACTTCTTTGATAGCAAAGGACAGAACCTGGTAGGGAAACAAGTGCCTAATCTATGGGCAGGTTCAGTACTACGTATTGGTGGCTACATTGCACCTTATACAGTGTCTGGAGCAAACGGCATCCAACTGCAGCTAACTAGAGTCCAGGTAATTAACCCTGTCACTAGTGGTAACCAGTCGGGTGATGGATTTGATGCCATTGAGGGTGGCTATGTAGGTGAAGATATCTTACAGGAAACTTTCGATGCCAAAGAACCAAAAGAAGAAATGGCTGCATCAGCGGACCGATTCTAAAAGTAAACAACGTGGTATTAAACATGGTTACCGAAGTGGATTAGAAGACAAGGCAGCTGCTCAGATTAAAGCAGCAGGTGTTGAACTCTTATATGAAACAGACAAGGTTAGCTATGTAGTACCAGAACGCAATGCTAAGTACACCCCAGACTTCAGGCTGCCAAAGAAAGGCGGCTTTTTTTATGTCGAGACAAAAGGTATTTGGAATGTTGCTGATAGGCAGAAACACTTGCTTATCAAACGGCAACACCCAGACCTAGACATCAGGTTTGTATTTAGCAATTGCAATTCAAAACTCTATAAAGGGTCGAAGACAACCTACGCTGCTTATTGCGATAAGCATGGGTTCGTGTATTCACACAAGACGATTCCTGAAGAGTGGTTACACGAAGGAAACTAAAGTGTAGCTAAGGAGAGCCAGGGTCACCTCAGAGATGGGGTGGCCCTTTTTTTTTGTCTGGGGGAAAGTAA